TATAGTCTTTCTCTGCCAGTGTGGGATTATCAGATTCTCTTATAAGATCTTTTTTAGCTTTGGAATTAATGGCTTTTATAAAATCAAATGGCTTCACGGAAGAAACTCAAGTTCTATTATAACTTCAGTTAAAAACGCAGCTAAATTGACTTCTTGATCTGCTACAAATGCCGATTGATACTGATACTTACCAATGAGAAGAACCAAATGAGGAATCGACTGTGGTTTAAGATAAGCGTATGCCTGATCATAAAACTTACGGAATACCGAAGAGTAATCTGAATCTGCACTCTCGGCCACCCAACGTCTCATTTCTTTAAAGTTCTTGCTCTTGACCAAATCAACAAGAGCCTTAAAACTGTCATTGGACAGATTAACAAAGATACCAGAGTCAATGCTACCAGTAGCAGAATACCTCTGTAGCTCATTGAGCACTCGACGCCAATCAGGAATATGTTTGTTGATCAATTCTGCTACGACAGCTTTATCAAACGTGACATTTTCTTTTTCTAAAACAGAACTGGCACGCTTAAAGAACTGCATAGCCAATTTAGGCATATCAGATTTGCCAATTCTAAACTCTACAACCGAACATCTCGAGTGTAGGGGCTCAATGATTCGGTTTTTAAAGTTACAGGTAAGTATGAAGCCGCAGTTCCTCGAGAATTCCTCCATGAAATTGCGTAGAGCTGGCTGTGTAGAATTTGCGTTAAGGTAATCGGCCTCGTCAAGGATGACGTACTTTCTGCCTCCCGTAAAAGATACCGAGGAAGCAAACTGGTGTATGTCGTTTCTAAGCGTATTGATGTCGCCATTCATGCTCCCGTTAATTACAAGATAATCTGCTCCAAGCTCCTCCAACATGGCGCGAGCCACTGTGGTTTTACCCACACCAGCCCCGCCTGTTAGGAGTAGATTTGGAACGTCTTTATTGTCTACAAATTGTTGAAAAGTAGTTTTTAGTTCAATAGGTAGAATACAATCACTAATCTTCTTGGGACGATATTTTTCGACCCAGAGAAATTCATCACGAACCATTTTATATTACCTCAGTTATTGAAAGAACTATTTGCTTCTGTTGCCACATAGTACCTGATGGTATCTGCTGTAAACAAAGCCAAACCCCTGGATGATATTTTAACATTATAGTTTGCAGAAAGCAACTTAATAATGTTCTCGGCTTTGAAAATCATATTAAATGTCTTGGCTGTTTCACCAACCTTGATGTTAAACACGTCAGTGGTGGGATTCTTAGAATTAGTGGATGACATCTTGAGAGTAGATCCATCACCAATAACTGCGATATCTGGCAACTGTAGAACACCAGTAGCACGAACCACCTTCTGCAATTCTTCCTGTGTGATATTAAATTCAATATCAGGTTCTGGAAAGTTAATGTCCTTCTCAGGAGGTGTAACGATCATGGAAGGATCGGCATAGGTATAGTTCAAAGACTGGCTTCCTGAAATAATAGTCATCTGTTTTTCACCAAAATCAAGTTCTGGTTCATTAAACAAAGAAATTACTCCAAGAAACTTAGACAGTTCGTAGATTGCAAACTGTGAAGGAAAGTTCTCCTCCACAGTCGCTTTAGCAAAGATCGACTTGACAGGAGATACAGTCGATAGAACATTGCCGGGCTTTACCAACAAAGAAGGATTGATAACAGCATAGTTCTTGAGAATGTTAATTGTGTTTTCACTGAGTTTCATAATAAAAAATTTCCCTTATATCTTTTTAAAGTTTTTAAGTAGATCTTGGTTGGGTGCTTGCGTATTGATCGGTTTAATGTTTTTGATCTGCTTTGTGTTCTTGCCAACAAGCCCGGCATCAGCTGTAGCAGATGCGCCGATGGAGGCCAGAGCAGGCAATTTGCCAGCAAACACATAGGCACCTGTATGCTGCAGGTGCATCCAGGGACACATCCATACCTTGCCACCCATGTTACGGACATTCTGACAGAACATGTAATCTTCTGACAGATAACGCTTTGTCTTGGGATCGATGATACAATCGAAGTAAGCATGGATCTCACGGCTACCATCGAATGCTTCTGTACGGATATGATCTGGTTTGTATGAATACTGAGGATACGCTGCCTTGTACTTATCGAACGTAGAACGGCGGATCATCATGAATCCTGTACCTGTCTCAAGCACCTGTGCGGGTTCATCGAGGCGGATGCTCTTTGTCGAAGGATCGTTCTCATCCACTGCTGGATTGAATACAAAATCACCCACGAAATCTTCTAGACGATTGGGATCTTCGTCAGCAACACCGGCATCCACTGCTTGCTTGATCTTTTCCCAGGTGATACACTTCTTGGGATAGGGCCCTGCCATGACATCATAAGGAGATTCTGGTGTCTGTAATGCCATCATGGCAATCACATCCTGTGGATTGAATCCGATATCAGAGTCGATGAACAGCATGTGTTCTGCATCCGATCGGAGGAACTCATCGACACAATAGTTACGTGCTCGAGTGATCAATGACTCATTGAACAAGAAGTATGAGCGAACTTCGATCCCGTACTTCACACAGAGCGCAGTCAGATCACAGATAGAACGTGTATACATTCCTCCACACTGACCACCGTACATGGGTGTGGCAACAAATAGTTTACGCTTTCTAAGCGCCTCTAGATCAATCTTAATTTCCATAATATTTTCCTTGTTTTACCAACTACCATCATCAATGAATAGCAACACATTAATCGGTCCAACTATCAATCTGACATCGATAATCAATCCCGGATCCATATCATTCATAGTCTCCATGTGCCAATGAAATCTCCACCAACGAAGGGGATTCAATGCAAAACTGACGACCATATCTGAATTTAAAATATACTTAATTATCTTTTTCATTCTCAATCTCATGCACATGAAGTTGTATTATAGCATAGTGAATGACTTTTAACAAGTCCTTTTTCCAGTCATCTCGAGAACCTTTCCTGCCGTATCGTTGAGCATATTTCATGACATTGCCGATACAGAAACCCGTCCCGTGGCTGGAGTCGATGATGAATTCTGTTGCTTGATATTTGTTCTTGGAATAATGTTCACTGTATGTATCATCTATATAAGCAGCAATTTCTGCCAGGCTATTATCCTCATTGTATTTATAATCAATTTTCATCGTGGAGCAAATTCCTGCTGTAATTTAATATTATCAAAGAACTCTTTCTTTGTTCCTGGATCGGTAAAGAAACTGCCTTTCAATACAGTAGTCTGAGTCAGAGAACTATGCGCCATGATTCCGCGGTTCTCGCAACACCCATGAGTGGCCTGAATGTAAACACCCACATCTTGTGCTCCTGTTGCCTTCTGTATTTCTCGTGCAATATCATTACAGAGTTCTTCTTGCAATGTACCGCGTCTAGAACACCACTGAGCGATACGGGTATACTTGCTAAGACCAATAAGTTTCTGAGCAGCAATAACACCAATATATGCTACACCAGCAACTGGCTGATGATGATGGCTACATACGCTACGCAGCTCACTACGAACAACCAGCATACCTTCATAGCGATCTTCGGAATCATTGGGAAATGCTGTAGCATCAGGAGCAGGATAATACCTACCTGCCATGAGTTCGTTCACATACATCTTGGCAAGACGCTTGCCTGTTCCCATGCTATTGGGATCTGTCTCACGATCAATAACCAGATCATCAAGAACAGCATCAAAACGTTTTGTCAGCTCTGCAATAATCTCATCGTGTTCGCCCGGTTCAATATACTTGGAGATATTATCTCCGGACCAATACCTACCACCATCCTGTTTAATTCTATTCTTGATCTTTTCAGTAACTGACATTCATACCTCTCTGGCTGACAATATATTATCCACCATTATAGTGGCTTTCAAGTAGTTGTCAATTAAAATTTGTTTTTGTTTCAACATGTTATCAGAATACTGTTCATAATTATCAATCTTATCATTGATAAAATTGATCAATTCCTGTTTATGCGTTTGATAATTACTATAAGAGCTGGTCCACTCAGAAGGATATTTAAAACAATCCAGATACATTTCTTTATATGATGCTCTATCTGGTACGACAGGAATTGCTCCTGCAATACAACCTTCCATCATGGAGATGCCAAGATTCTCATGCAATGAACAACTAAACAACACCTTGGATGTACCCAATACGTCATAATATTCTTCTTTAGACAGATTCATCTTTTGTGTGATGACAACTTCGCCATGGATATCACTGATCATGTCCTGAATAATTTCAGGTTGTTTATCATCATTGTATCTGTGAGGCCACATAACAACATTTTTCTTTTCATTATTGGATCTTGCTAACAATCCACCAATAATAAGATCATGGGGTTGCCCGCTCCTGATTGTTTTATTCTGGTAATTATCAGTGATACGCAAATTATTTAAAAACATATCTTTATGGAAATATGAAGCATAATAATTGTAATCAGATGCATAAAATACAGAACGTTCGAATTGATGAGCCCAGGGCTGTTGCATTTTCATTCCAAGAATGTCAGTGGGATCATAAGATCCAGCATGCCAGATTGAATGTATCTCGACAGGAATATCAAGCAAATCGCTCATGTATTTGATTGCTATGATTGCATAGTTCCAGGCATCAGTTACAAGAAATTTATCTCCGGCAACAATTTTGTTATTGGAGAATAATTTACTGATAGCAGTAATCTGAGAAGACTTGTAGATGTTTGTCACACCAAAATCAAGAAATGCTCCAGCAGTGGTTCCTGTGCTGGGTTGACTTCCGTCAATGGTAACGACATTAAATCCTCTGTTATCCAACAAAACAGGAATATTATCATACCACTGTTTTGTATATCTTTGGTCAATAGGTTCGATAGGAATGATATAGATTGTATTCTTTTCACTCATTGACGTATAATGTCCTCTTCATCACAATTAATACCGTATTGGATTTCTAGAATGACAAGATTATTTTTGCTGCCATTTACCAGCTGGTGCCATTCTCCATCCATTATATGGTGACTGCTAAATTTAGTCAAATCTAAAACTGCATCGTTGAGAATAAGTTTGCCATAACCTTCTTTGACAAACCAAATCTCAGACCTAAGCTCATGTTTCTGATATGAAAGACAACGATTGGGAAATACCGTCATTTCTTTTAGTTTATAACCTTCAGTCTCTTCTAAAACTGTATAAGTTCCCCAACCACGTTCTACTGGTTTACTCATCAATGTCTGTTCCTTCATATTCAAGAATCGCACCGTTTTCATTGTCTTCGTATACTCTTACAGCAATCGCACGCTTGGGATATTTCTTGCTGATGTAAGCAATGATATCATCTGCCATCATCTCGCAAGAACGATAGTCCAGCTGGAGAATATTCTGTGAGTATAGATTCTCAAGTTCACGCTTAAACAGAATAAACTCTACTTCGCGATCATTATGAAAAACTTGTAACTTTACATAAAAATAGAAAATATGACGATGTGGATGTCCTAAAAAAGATACCTCAGCCAGACGAGGATCTGTTAGTGCTGCAGGATACTTATGAATACCTTCCTTCTGAAAGGAAATTTCAATATGCCGTTTAATTGTCTCAATCATATTATACTCCAAAAAAGTTATCTAGTGTAGAAGGTTTAATCCCACTAATACGTTTAGATTTGGTAGATGAACCATAAGTATTCATCCAATAAAGAAAGTCATCTATATCTTTCATATTGGTCAGGCTGTTAATTTCTTTAAAGACATTATGTTCTGTAGCAACATTAACAATGTAACTTTTAGAATTTAAACATCTATCGATTTTTTTAGTAAAGTTGCCAATAGAAGAAGAAATATATCCAATGATACAATGGAAGAATATCTCCATCTTTTCATCGTTTACTTCTCCGGTAGCCTTATTCATATAATAAGTGCTGTTGGAATTGATAGCACCATGGAAGGTGTGTATATCAATACCTTTACCGGCTAAATTATATTTTACATTAATGTCATTATAAAGTACAGCATAATCTTCATTGAATGTTCTGGTAATTGACATGCCTGTATCAAGGAAATATAACCCCATGGATGCTCCGCTTGTATGAGTGGTAGAGTCATATGAGATATGAATATTTTCTGGATAATAACCAGACTTTGCCAAAGCAATATAAGGCAACAGACGCCGGATAGATCCCACTCCAAGAATATGGATGTAGGGATTTTCCATCTGAAAAGGAAGTTTTGTGGCATATGCAGCACGTTCAATATCTTCTAAAGGACCAGTACCCAGTGCTGCTGCTCCCATAGCGATACCACCAATATGTTTATGGTAACTAGAAGGAATCTCCTTCATGATATACTCCACCCATAACATATAAGATTCATAATCATTACCCTGAGCAATGATCATGGGTTTGGCTAGGGATTTTTCATCAAGAATAATCTCGATCTGACGTTTAATATTTCTACCAGTCTCTCTGGCAAACTGTTCTAGATTATCACGATCAAAAAAACGACCAGATGTATCATTACGATCGGATCTTCCTCCCACGACACCGATGGGAATCTCATCAAAACACATTGCAATATCAGAATATCGTGCTTGTGTTCTGTATACTTGTTCTTTTAATTCTGGTGTAATAGATTTACCCTGTGTGATAATC